ACAGGTGGATTCGATATGCAGGTCAAGATGAAATATTACACACAACTCGCCGGACGCACGGCATGGACACCAATTGCTGTTCCCGCGTAGCTGATAAGGGCCGCCGCCTTTTAACACCGTGTCTGTGCTTAGCGAGGCGTAAGCCGAGCGATCATCCCCCCTGAAAGGGGGGGGGGTCTGGGGGGGTCCCCACCCCCCCACTATGTGTACTGATATGTCCTAATGAACGTCCTATTTTTTTTGTGGCGGGGGAGCCGGAAGGCGACTAGTATTACCCGCCACTTTTGATTACCGTTTACCTCTGATTACTCGAAAAAAATAATTAATGGTAATCACGGCGTCAGCACGTTGTCGATTCTCCGCATCAATTGCGCCAGTTCACTGTCCGACAACGTATTAGCATACAGCTCCGCTGGCGTACGATCACATGTGATAATAATATTCGGGGAATTAATTTTGTGATAACCCCCCTTGTACTGACCCTGATACGGGTAGCGATCTAAGATTCGCAATAGGTCACGAAACGGCCACTTGCCGTCGAAATCATCGATGACGATAGTCTCTTGTTGTTCATAGCCATCCCACCACATGGTTCCATCCTTGATGTAGAATGTATCTGTCTTGGTTGTAGCATACAATGTCTTACCGCATCCTGTTGGTCCCCAGACCCATTCAACGTGAGGTTTTTCTTTGCGGTCATCCATATTGATCCTTGACGCCAACGCCTGAAGACCTTTATGGTACTTCACGAATACAACTGGACTCTCCACAGCGACATCGCGTAATCCCTCGTTAATGTTCCGTCCACTGGAGATAATTTTCTCACACGCATCTTCTAGATCACTGCGTTTTCCTTGGTTTCCCGGTTTGCCCAACTTCATGTCTCCGAAGGTCCACGGGCCGTCAATACGGGTGTCTTCTTTCTGACAATAGGCGATAGCTTGATCCCTGGTCCCCATGCGTTTTTCGACATGAGCACGATCTCCGATAATTTCTTTGATCGCTTTAAATGACATCGGCTTGGTGAACTCGATGTATCCTTGGTAATGTTCCGTCCCGGATTCACCCCGTTCTTTCTGCCATACACACCCCCGGACGCAAGAATTATTTTCAAATTCAAGAATTTTGTCCGGGTTATTAATAGTGAAAACCGCGTTACGCACTTGAAGCACAGGCATCGTTTTTCCCACTTCTGATTACCGAAATCAAACTTTTCAAATCGAAAAATAATATGGCATATGGACGCAAATCATATCGCTCAGCTGGTCGCAAGCGTTCTGGACCTCGCAAATACTCTCGTAAGGGTCGTTCAAGATTTAGTCGCAAGCGTTTCACGAAGGTCTCGTCAAAACAACGCACGGTCATCTCCGCACCGGTCAACGCACGCGAAACATACGTCAAGCTCCCATGGGTGAATACATTCACTACAACTTCTCTGACATCACTTGCATCATCATCTCGTGCATTCCTTGGCAATTCGCTCGTTCCATTCCCTGCCTCATATGGGTCATCATCATCTCCTTCTACAGGTGACGAATGGGTTTCTGGTGTAGCTCAATACGCCGCATTCTACGATATGTATCGTGTTCTCGGATGCTCTATCCGTGTCCAAATTCTGTGTCAAACATCCTCCGGTGTCACTTTCGGTGTCGTTCTCGTTCCCGTCACTATTTCTGGTGATCCTAACAATGGATTTTATGTCGATGACAAGATCGCTGAACTCGATGCTCTCAATTATGACCAACTCTGTATGTTGCCCAATACTCAATGTCGCATGATCGGTATTGGTTCCGGTGGTAACGCCAATGTCTTCATGAAAGGCTTTCGCAAGACTAAGCAGATGCTCGCTGTTAAGGACATCAAGGACAAAGAAGATACTCTCATCCAATTACCCAACCCTAATGGTTCCGGTGGATCTATCCTCACCTCCGGCGACGCCGCATGGTTCTGGTACGTTCGTGTATCTAACCTCACCACCGCTACAGGTGGATTCGATATGCAGGTCAAGATGAAATATTACACACAACTCGCCGGACGCACGGCATGGACACCAATTGCTGTTCCCGCGTAGCTGATAAGGGCCGCCGCCTTTTAACACCGTG